CCATTAATATGGAATAAGTTTATATTGACTTTCTTGCATGCAAATTTTTTGATCATTTGTTGTGGTCTATCCCACCGTCTAGACGGCTAAAGGGTATCCTGCGTACAGGGCCAAGAGCCAATTAGTCAGAGATCCGACACTGAGGTGTCTCTGACCTATGGTAGTTCAAGTGCATTGACTCTACCATAATGAAAAAGGCTAGAGCCATAAAGACTACTAGCCATAATTCGTTGAACCTTTTCACAAGGTAGATAGAGCTTCTTCTAAAGATATATCTTCATCGAATTTCTCTTTCTTTTCTTCATGCTCATCAGGTTTGTTATGATGAGATTCAGGTTCTGGTGATAGGGATGTGACATAAGCATTCATCCCTGATGTTTGATGAGCCATCAATAATAATTAAGATTTGGTGTACTCAACGCCACGATACTTGAGTTTAGTAGCTCTAGTAAAGTCTCTTTGCTCTTTGATTCGAGCTTGAAGTTCTACTGAAGTCATAATAATACCTCTAGTACCAAGCCCCGTTCCATGCTTGGGTGTCATGCGCCTCTGATTGAAAGAGGTGAACGGACGTTGTTTTATATTTTTTTATGTAAACTAGTTACATACTTCCAACCTTTTTTACTATCATCCAAGACGATTGTTTTAACTGTCTTAAAAGGATGAAGTTTTCTAATGTTGTTAGCCATTACTTTTTCTTTGTCTTAGCCTTAGCCTTAGCAGCTGCCTTTTTAC